CGGGTAGATGTCCACCGTGTTCTCGCCGTCGGCGAGGCGGTCGTTGTGAATCCAGACCATCGGCCCGGAGGCCATGCCCATGTTGTCGGCGAGAGCAGAGGCGGCAGCGTTGCACATTTTCTGTGAAGTCTTTGCCAACTCGGGGACCGAAAGGCCCCAAAACGCGCCGGGCTTCGCGGAGTAGCAAGCCTTGTGAAACGGCCGGCGCCCCATCGGATCGGGATTGATTCGGCACATGATGACGTAGGGTCCGATAATCATGGACTCCACTTCGTAGTCACGAACCGGATCAAGGTCATCCGCACCCTCTAAGCCCCAGGACATCAGCTTCCAACCGGGCACGGAACCCCAATACCAGAGGGCGTCGATGATGCCCCACGGCGACAAGAACGTATACATAGTCTCGTTCGTGAGACGCTGCCGCTCTGCTTCGGTCCACAGCCACGTTTCAAGGTGGCCGTTCGAGTAGGCGCGCAGGCATTCGCGAATCATGTCCTCGCGATAGCCGGGCACGCCGATCATGTTGAATAGCTCGTCGCGCCGGAACCGGCGGCGAACGATAAAGTCGCCCTTCTGGCAGCTTTGCGCATACGGAGCGGGGAAGGCGTCGAACGGGTCGATCCGCATGAACGTCTGGTGGACGTCGTTCTTGACGCCCATCTTCCAGCCCGGCAACCACTCGATCGACTTCTTGCGCTCGTGGATCGGGCCGCAGAGGATCGCCGCCTTGTAGACGGAGAAATCCTCGACGATTTCATCCATTGCCTGATAATAGCCACCGTCCTGAAGGATTTCCTCGATCTTGTTTTCCATGCGCATGGCCGTCGCGTCTGCCAGTTTCTTGGCCCGCTTCAGCACTTCGTCGCGCATTTCGTTGTGAATCTCCCAGGCCATTTCCCGGAACTCGGCGTGCGACATGATGCCGCCGCTGGATTGCGCCATGCCGTGCATGGCCTTCTTGGCCTTCTCGGCAGAGTTTTCGATGAGCGCCTGCTGGAACTCGATCGGCATTTGCGGGAGCGCACCGGCGGTCAACTGCCACGCGCGGTCGGATACCGGCAGCAGGACCTCGCGCATCCACGCGGAGCAGGCGCGCGTCTTGGTCTCGGTCAGCGGAATCCACACGAAGTTCGCGCCGCCATTCATTTCCATCGTCGCAAGCTCGGCGTTCGAGTAGACGTTGGACTTGGCCCGGAGGCAATCAAGAAGCTCTAGCTGAATCCGCTCCTTGAAAAGCTTGTTGCGCTGCCAGCATAGCCGGACGTGGCCGGCAAGGACGTTCTCGTTCTCGACGGTCGGGTTGAAGTTCTGCTGGGCCGGCGTCGTTTCCGGGTCCTCGGACGGATTGCCGTTCGGGCGAAACGTGACGAAGGGGGCAATCTGTAGCCCCGCGCTTTGCTCGCCGCTCCCGGTAAATCCCGCGCCCATGTCAGTGTACCCTCTCGCCGCCGCCCCGCAGGCGGAACTGGATGACGCCAGGCTCGGCGTCAGCCATCAGGAAAAAGCCGAGGCCCTCGGAGACGGCCTCGGGGATTGCTATGCGGATGGACCCGCCGTTAATGACGCAAAGGGCGGCAATGGCGTCCATCGACCATTCCGCTAGACCCGCGCCGTCGGGCGGGTCCCCTACGTCCTCGTAGGACATTACAGCTTCGTGACGACAGATTGAACCGCGGCCACGTCGGCCTTCGCCGTGGCAACGTCGGCCTTCGCCGTCGCGACCACCGCACTCGCCTTCGCCTCGTCCGCTGCGACCGTCTTCTCGTGCTTCACAGCCCAAACCACAGCCGCGACCACCAAGACCACCACTCCCGCTGCCGACAAAACCACGCCAAGTAGATCCATTTCGCCATCCTTTCGTTGTTAGTAAGCGCTGACTCCACCGTGGAGTTTACACGCGAAATCATGTCCTCTTTGTCCACACCAACTTCGGCCGCGTCCTGGTAGGGAGCGCAACCGCCTTTGTTGCCTTGCCGCGAACAATCGTGTCTTCGTAGAACGTGAGCGCGAGCGAGTCTCCGCAGTCCGGGCTCGGCAAGCCGCGGCGCTTCAGGTCCGCCTTGCTCTCGAGTTGGATGCGGGACTTTCCGTCGAATCCGTACTGCAAGCCGGTCAGATGGTCCTCAAGCTCCTGGTCATCGGGAAGCTCGGCGTTCGGCAACCACTTGCGCATCCGGCCCCACAGAGCGGCGCGCAGGTTGCAGTACTCGTCGTCGGAGTCGGCCGGGAGCGAGACGTTGACCTCGAATAGCGGGAAGCCGGGGACCCGGCGGAGCGCGTCGCAAACCGATGCCCCAATCCCAATAGCATCAACCGCGCAGCCTGTAATGTCAGGGTGCGACGGCCAGATGTCCGTAACGATGCGGGACGCCAGGTCCGGGCCGTCCAGCCCCGAGTACTTCCACTGCCCAATGACTTTCGGACCTTGGCGTACTGTGACCACGCTAGAGTCATCTCCAAACCTCGCTGGGTCACAGGACATGCGTTTGGGCAGCGCAATCCACATGCTGCGCATGACCTCGCGCTTGCGCGCCGCCTTGACCTCATCGACCGAAATAAAGTTGCTGATGCCGGCCCGGGGCGGCAGTCCCTTGATGCGGACCCGCACGAAGTCGGAATCCTCGCCGTACTCGGCTATGTACTTCTCGAGCAGCGCCTTGTTGACGAACCGGCTCGAGCGCGAGTCGATCGTCTTCGTGCTCCACTCGTTGCCCTGGAAGGCTTTGTAGAACTGGCCGCTGGTTTTCGTCGGCTGGCCGAAGACTAGCCAGATGATTTGCGTGTGCTCGTCGGTAAGGGCTCCGCGGGTGACGTTCCAGATTTCGTCGTCGATTTCGGACGCTTCGTCATAGATGACAAGGATTCGCCGGCCGAGGTTGTGCAGTCCCGCAAACGCGCTAGGGTTAGAAGCGTTCCACGTAACGGCGTCGATCCGCCATGCGTCAGATACGGGTTTTCCATGACTGTCCACTCCGCGAGCCTGGACCGACCGGCCATATAGCTCAAATAAGGGAGCCGTAAGGCTCAGGTTGTGCCACTTGGACATTTCCGCCCAGGTCTTCGTCCGAAGCTGGGGCTCGGTCATGGCCGTGACGACGCCCCGGGTACGAGCCTTCGTCGAGTTGGCCCAGTTGACGAGCATCCCGCAGCCGGCGCTCTTGCCGATCCCGTGGCCGGAACGAACGGCGATCTGGATAACCGCCCCGTCCGGGGACGCACTGAGCTTGTGCCCGATTTCCCCGAACAGATCCTCCTGCCAGTTGTCCGGGCCGTCGTACCGCTCGAGGATCGTGCCGGGCTCGCCCCACGGGAATGCCCAGGTCGCGAAGCCCAGCGGGTCGCGCTCGAACCGAGCCGACTGCCGAAGCAGGTTGTTGATGGCCTCGTTGCCGTCGGGCCGAGAGGCCAGGACAGCGGACATTACCGAGCGCCGTACTTGATCGCGCGCACGGCTAGACCCTGGCCTCTGCGATGCGTGTCGCCGTTCACGGGCGCGGACTTGCCGCTGGCGCCAGAATGCGGACGCGCACCAACTGGCGCACCCTTACTCTGTTTCACGGTCGATTCCATCGGCCACTTCACCTTCGTGATTTCCTCTGGCGTCATGCTCAGGTCGGCCATGCCGCAGTCAGTAGCCATCTGGCGACCCTTGATGTCGGCCAAGGCTTCGTCGGAGACGATCTGCCCCGGCCGGATGCCTGCGGCGACGCGATCGGCGCGAGCCGAGCCTTCCCCGCGAGCGGCGGCGACCGACTGCCCAATCCCGGTAGCCAGGGTGCGGGCAACGATCGGGTCCAGGACCCGAGTGCCGCCTTCGGTTTTCTTGCTGTAGTCCATGTCAATCCTCGGTGTGAGTGCCTACTTACATCCCCGGTGCGCCGGTAACGCCAATCTTCTCGGCGCCGGAGGCGACGAGGGCCGCGTTGTGCGCGGTATGGAACGCGCGCGCATCCGCGAGCAGCGTGGTGTGGGCGGCAGTCACGGCGGCAGTCGCGGCCTGGACAGCCTCATAGGCCGGCTGGCGCGCGGCGGTCGCGGCTGCTAGAGCCGCTTGCGCATCGTCCAGAGCCTTCTGCGCGGCCGGGTACGCGGCCTCGACCTTCTCGTGGTTCAGTTGGGCGGCGCCCAGCGCCGCATACAGGCCAGATAGTTCTTGTGGTGTCATAGCTTCCCCTTGTTCCAGTCTTCGAGCGCCTGTTTGTAAGCCTCGCTCGCCTTTCGAGCCGCAAATTCCTCGGCCGTCATGCGCTCCGGTGTGTGTGCGGAGACGCCCTGCGGCTTGCCGAAGTCGCGCTTGGAGCGCGGGTCGTGCATTCCAATCTGCTGGCCGACTTGCGGCGCTGCGTCGATCTGCGCCGTTGTCGGGCCGTCGTAGCCGGCGAACTCGACTTCCTCGAACGAACCCTTCTTGCCATTGCCGAAGGTTGCGCGGATCACGTTGAAGGATGGATCGCCGGCCATAACGCGGGACGTTACTATCGCGCGCGTCTTCAGGCCCATGCGCATCGCGCGGGCCTCGAGGCTCTGGTGGGCTTGCAGGAGTTGCTGGTGCTGCCAGGCCGCGGAGCCAACGGGGGCTTCGCGAAGGATGGTCACGCCACCAGGATTGAAAGGATCGGACACTCGCTCTCCGTATGCAAAAGTCCCGACAAAATGTCGGGATTCGCTTACGGATCGGGCAAGCCGAGGGCCGTCAGGCGGATCTTACAGTAAAATGATCGACTCGGTTTCGACAAGCTCCAGGCCGGGGATTGCTTTGCGCGCCTTTGCGCGCGCCAGGACTTCAGCTACGCAAGGGCTCTGCGCCTCCTGCCGGACTGTCACCCGGACCAAGGATGTCGGCTTGCTCACCCGCAGCGTCACGTCGAATTGATCCATTGGCCCCTCCCTCAGACGGGATGAGCGTAACACGGTTTTCCCTCTGCGGATCGCCATCGCACAGGACTACCTTGCGCTGGCGCGCAGACTCGATCGCCGCGACGAACTCGGCGCGGTCAGCTTTGTGTTGAGCCACCAGGGACCGGATCGCGGACTCGAACGCCACGAACATTTCGGCGTGCGCCTTTCGGGCGGATTCGGGGCTTGCTTTTTGGGGCTGGGGCTTGTTCGGTTTTTTTCTCATGTTCGCGTTCCAGCGGTAAAGGTTGGACGGTGCAATCGTCGGCGCGCTTGTGCTCCACGAAATCAATCGGGAACTCGAACTCCATGCCGCATCGGTTGCATTGAAAGTCGCTCATAGGTGAAAGCGCGAGTACTCCGTGTGCGCGGTAATGAACGTATCGCCTGGGATGAATATTCCAGCACAGGCCGGATAATGGGACACGACGAACTCCACATCACCGAAGGTCTCGAGCAGCCAGGTCTG